TCGCTTGATCGTCTGCTTCTTCCGGGAATAAAGCATAATATGCAGCCTTACCAAATACACCGCTACCGATCAGAGCTTGGACAACTAATTGAACAAGATCGCTGTATTGCACAGAGCCCTCGTCAAATAGCGTTTGAAGTTGATCTTGATAGAAGATATAATCGCGTTTCTTGCCATGTTGCTTCATACCTACGACAAATGCTGTGATAAGCTGATTAAACGTCATAGTCCCGCTTTGAACAGCCTTGAAGATCGGCTCGCCCCATAATTGTTCAAGTTCAGCGATACGTCCAATATTAAAGAAGATCGTCTCGCCAGGGCTAAATAGATTACATGTAATTTTTTTCATGAGTGCGCACTCCTAACTATTTCAAATTAAGGTTTTTTCAATTCAGATAAAGGACCAGCACCGTTTAAGCTGCCTTTATACGTAGCTACATCGTCATGCGGCGTGTTCAAGGACAATTCAGTGATGGAAGCTAAGCCCGTCATATAGGACTTATCAGGATATTCAAACTTGAGATGAACAAGATCGTCATTTAAGAACGCTTTTTCTAAGAGCTGCAAGCTCTCCTCGTTTGGCATAAGAAGCGTTTCAAGATCGATAGACCATTCTTTCAAGCCTGGGATGGTATACTTCCAGCCGCCGGAGTTCTTGTTAGAAGCGTCGATAGAGTCAGCCTTACGAGATACGTCGCCGGATCGTTGGCCACCTAAGAGGAGCCATTCCGCGCCTGTAGTTTCGTCGGTGCCTGTATTTAAATAAATAAGATAATTCTTGCCAGCCGTAGGCATAGCAGCCTGAGCTGGTTTGTATAGTTTTTTAGGTGTAGCAGATGGTGCCATATTAGAAAATACCTCCGTTAGTTTTTTCTTTTAAATCAATAAGGCTCATAACAAACCTATACTGCGTCCCGATCAAAGGACGGATAGAATCGTGATCGCCTATTTTACTTGTACATTTCAGATCGATAATTTGAAAGCCGCAACTTTGAAGGACGCACGCGTCTGGATCTAGTTCACCACAACGCGTCCGAAGATCATTCATGATCACCTCGAAGCGATCCTCCAGATTGGCCAGAAGCTCATAACCTACGGCCATGTCTGGGTTATCGTTACGCCCCCATACTTCAATATAAAGTTCTTGTTGCAGCTCGGACTGGATCGCGTTATCGCCTGGCGTAGTTTCGCCACGGATAATCATGATCGTGCCGCGCTCGTCAACGCCTGCTGCTTGCGGACGCATAGCCCCAAGCATGACATCAAAGCCGGCGCCACTATCTACAATGGCCTTCTTGATATGCTGCATTAATTCAATCCACATATTACCCCCTGAAGATCTCAACTGTACGGTAACGCGCGTACTTTTTAGGATCGCCCGTCAATTCTTCCGGCGTGATCTGTTTTTCAAGGACAGAAATGCGTTGATCGAAATAAGACAGCTTTTTACTGTAGAAGTCGTCCGTCGATCCATCGCGCGTATAAGCACCAGGGAGAGCATACGCCTTGTCTATACATACTGAACGGTAGATATAGAGCGTTACCAGTTCATCAACTAGGAAGCTCCTCACAATATCGCCCTGTTCTACGCCTAGACGTTTAGCGAACGCATACAACCCCTGCTCCGCACGATCTACATGTGCCTGCAATACCTCCTTACCTAAGAGTTCGTCGGTAAACTGCAGATCCTCATAAACATATAACATAATAAGCCTCCTATAGTTCTAGTTTGATCTCGCGGACCGTATCGCCCAGCCAGCGGCTGCCCGTAATATCCGTTAAGGCTGTATTTGTAGCCTTAGCGAAGATCGAGAAAACGTCGCCCCGTTTACGTTCTAGCGCTTCATATAAGAACGGATCCGCTTTCGTACCAGGATGGTGAACTTCTTTCGCGAATAAGAAGCCGTTACCAGCTATAGGCGCCCAGCGTAAATAATGTTTACGCTTTGGTTTAATAACATGCGGCCGCGTTCCATTATGGACAAACGGCCCATAAGGAGCGGCATGTTCATCGATATATACGGTCCCTACATTGACACCGTTATCAAAATTGAACTTAGCCTCGACCGCACGCTCTAAACTAGCAGTCCTGGAAGTAAAGGCATGAGTCGCCTGAGCCTCCTCTTGTACCATAAAGGTGCTCGATTTTACGGCCTGTCTCAACCGTCGCTCGAACACCTCGCCCGGTAACATGATTAATCCTCGGCTTTCTTGCTGCCTTTTTTAGCCGGAGCTTTCTCAGGCTCGTCTTGATCTTCAAGATCCTGAACGACGAAGCCTTGATCAACTAAAAGGTTAGCTTCGTATTCGGAAGCCACATATTGAACCTCATTAAATCTTACTAATCTAATCATAAGAAACCCCTTTCAGAAATTATGCGCCAGTATTTACGCGGATAGAAGCGAAGCGTTGCTCAGGGATCCATAAATCGTGATACTTACGATAATCGATCTTCCAAGCGTCGCCACTTTGGTTAGTATCTGGATCGAACACGCGAACCTTATCAGTTTTAGAAACAGCGATCGGCGCACGTTGCGGCATAATAATCCAGTTGATATCTTTTGCAGCAGTATCAGCTTTGAAACCGCCCGCTTGTTGGTTTGCGGTTTTACCGTCTGCGAATACGTATGCTGTCTTCATACGAGCGGATGGCACACCCAAGATCGGAATTTCATTAAAGGATTTAACCTTAGTATCAATCGCACCAGCGCGGAACTGAGTGACATCCAAGTATTTATTGAATTTGTCTGCGTTGTTCAAGATCGTGCGCAACTTCGTGCTCATTACGATCACCAAGCCTTCATCTTCGCCGATAACGTCTTGAATTTCAGTGATGTCAGCTTCTAGCTTTTCCAAGATATTGGCAGCTGTAGGAGCGAAGGCAGCTGTTGTTCTGTTTTTAGCCGTAGCAAGCGCTGCGATTTTGCTATAACGGTATGCGTCAATTTCAGGGATAACTTGTGTACGTTGGAATTCACCCATAACTGTGCCAGCCGTAGCAACGAAGTTGGTCTCATTTACATCCATCGCATCAAGGGAGAATGTACGGCCGCGATCTTGCGTCATTTTGTAAGGCGTGAATTTCAAAGTAACGGATCCACGATTGAAACCTTCATCGCGGTCATACTTTGCTAAGCCTTGCATAGAGATTTCAGGAATATGAACAGTATCGCCACCGTCATATTTAACTTGGCCAGCATTCGCTTCCATAAAAGCGGATGTTGCACCAGCGAGCATTTGAGCGTCAAGAACAGTTTGGAACTGTTGGGAATATTGAAGCGTATTAATTGGCATTGATTAGCCCTCCATTTCAAAATAAACTAAATTTTTACGCCAGCCGCAGCTGCGAATTCATTCATGATAGAGTCAGCAGATGCACCAGATCCACCTTGACCACTGCCAGGATTGCCTGCAGCTTTAACAGCCCAGGTTTTACCTTGTAACCATTCAGCAGTTCGATCCTGGATCGTGCCGATCGTGCCGTCCTCTTTCTGATAACCATAAGAGCCGTCCTCTTGCACTTTTATGTCATTAGCGACCAGCCGTGCGAATTCTTGCGGATCTACCGCGTTCGCCTTAGTAAATGCGTCGAGCGTTTGCGCCATGATTTCAGATTGAATGCGTTTAGCCTCGGCTTCTTTTGCCTTAGTTTCAGCAAGCTCGAACTTCTCGCTCATAGCTTTTAGTTGCTTTTCAAGAGTTTTATATTCCGGAGAGTTAGATCCAGTATTGGCCTCTGCCGCCTGTTCCAACTCGGACACACGAGTGCTCAGAGTATCACGTTCACCTGTTAAGGCGGTAATTTGGCCCTGTAGCTTTTCGCGCGTAGTTTTCGCTTCATTATTAAGACGGGACGTCTCCCCTTTAATAGCAGCGATAAGATCCTGTCCGTTCTCCAGATTTTCGAGTGCTTGATAAACTTCCGCAATGTTCATGTTTCAACCTCCGTATTACATGAGAATAAAAAATATATATGCAACAGGCCTCCGCCTGATCACACCAATAAAAAACGCCCGATCGTCACACACGATCAGGCGCGATATAAAATTACTTTTCAGGCTCGCGGACCTCGTAAGGTTCGCTCGTCCAGTTATATGCATGGTTACGCCAGGAAGCGTCGCCATTTAATACTTGCTTTCGACCATTCACACCTAAAAGCACTTCTTGATCGCGTTTAGGTAGAGATCGGATATAGGCAAGCCCTGCTTGATCCACATTGTTATGCTGCTGGCTAAGATCTACGTCAAGATCGGTCATAGGCTGGATATGGCACATGCAATGAGGATGCGCAGGAAGCCGCGGGAACTTATCCTTAGGATAAACACCCTTACCCAGGCCATACAGATCGGCGTTGGCGTAAAAATCGCAGATATCAAACCGAGGATGTCGGCTCGATAGCTTCCATTTAAAAGCGACTATATCTGGATCGTTCATATAACGGCTCATTTGGCCGTCAGCGTAGGCCCTGGCGTTTTCAGTACGAGCGATCCGCTCGGCATTGTAACGCGTCTTTTCTTGAATCGCCACGTCTATGGCATTTTCAAGGCGGGCCTCGTTGCCTTGATCTACAGCGTCGATCAGATGATTATAAGCAGCGCGAACGCCAGGCGTTGTTAGTTTGGACACCTGACGTTTTACATTCCGTATAATCTCACGCTTAGCCGCTTGGCTCTTTGGCGTATTATCCGGCATAAATGGTATTTTTTGCAGATCCTTTATAAATTTAGGTAGATCAGCTTCAGGAATAACACCGCCGTCACCATAGCCAGAAAATATCGACTTAGCCATTGATCGGACGCCCTGGTTTTGTTTCAAAGCGCGGCTAATAACGGCCGCCACTTCTTCCTTGATATTTTTAGAAGATCGATAAAGGCGCTTGGATAAGTTCAATCCGTCCTCGGCCCAGCTTTCCGCCATAGCAGCAGAAATGCTTTTGCTAGGATAAGGAACCTCGTCACCATAACCAGCCATAAAGGTATTTACTAACTCATAACGTAACGTCGGCTCCATAAGCTGCATTACAGGATATTTCTTATATGCCCGTTTAACCGCAGCTTTAGGATCGTGTCCTTCGCTAAGTAGGCGTTTGACCTCAGCCTCAAAGTTATTGATCGCCTGGTCTATTTCCCGTTGCGTCCGCATCTACATCCTCCCCTTCATCGGCGCCGCGATACGTAAGATCCTGTTCACGACGCTGCACGGCTTCTTCTATTTCACCGATAATTTGATCGTATTCCTCAGGCTCTAAGTTTGGAGCATAGCTATCTAATACCTTGCGGCCAGTTTCAACTAAAAGCGTATTACTGCCGAGGTTAAGATCTAGAACAGCCTGAGACTGCGCGATCGTATCGGACACATCATTGATCTTGAAGTTTCTAGGATAGTCGCATTTATAATCGACACTAGATCCTGTCCATAGCTCAAAAAGTTCTATGATGTCCTTCTCTGCCCCTTCGCATTGCACAGAGAAATCAGCAAGGCGCTGGTTCGTCCGTTCGAAGTCCCACTGCTTAGCAACCCCAGACTTCGCTTCTTGTACGCCTATAACAGAGTTGATCCCGGATAGGCGATACATGTCGTCTGTAAGCGTTTTAATGGAGCTCATAAGGATCTCAGCCGGGCCACGATCAGGAGCGATAAACCCAGGAGAATGAGAGGACTCAGCAGGATATAGCAAGACATTGTTAGTCCCTAAAGTAATATCAGCTGCGCCCTGGCCATTATCCGGCAACGTAAGCGTGCTGAAAGTTTGCATATTCAAGATCTGCGTCAATAAAGAGCATTGATGATAGATCTGCTTATTTGTTTTAGCAATAGACAGGAACTCAGGCGGCGGAAGAATATCCGTCTTTTTGCTGCTACGGCCGAACCATTGAACCACAGGCACACGGCCCAGGTTATGATCGCCACGAGCGATCGTCTTCCCCTCCACGTCGCGGACGATCCAGTCCGTCTTAGTCCATGTGTGATATTGGATCACAGGCTCTTCTTTTTCGTTAAAGACCGTGGACTTGTAAGAAAAGCGTTCTAGTTCGCCTATATCACTGACAAGCCAGTCATAGACGTTCTTAGGTTCGATCGCGTACAGATAAGGCAGCTGGCGTTTAGATACCACGTCCGCCATTGTTTCGCCTATCTCGGCCACGTTGTCAACTAAAACATACATAACCCCATAGAGCTTAGATTGCGTCGCATTAAAGCGCATAAACTCTTGAAGCGTAGTCCCAAGTCGATCAACGTTCTTCATAAAGACTTCTAGTTCCGTGCTTCCCTCGTTGTAATCGCGGGAGATCTCATCTTTGAAGATCGGATCCACGCAGGCGTTCAAGATCGGAGCTGTATGATTTAAGTAATAAGCCAGTTCCTGTCTGAAAGCGTAGTTTTTAGCATCCTCTCTGGGATGCTTAGGCAAGGCACCACCGGAGGAGAACATCCCCGTGCCGTAATAAGCGTCGTGAAGTAACTCATACTCCCCTTCGCGCATATTTGTTGTACTAGTCGTCGCCATATTACCTCCTTTAGTAAATATTGGTACGCGTAGACTGATAAACAGGCGCTGTTAGCTTTTCAGCCACGCCCGTGAGAGCGTCTGCAGCGTCGTCATGTTCATTTTTGCCTTCCCTTTGATAGCGGGTAACAGCCTTATAGAATTCTGGCCACCGATCCGCCCAATTAATAGGGAAGTAAATATGATCCATAACCCAGGTCGCATTAGATAGGATCCGGGCTTGCTTGTTTTTTGATTGGTGGAACGGAACCACCTTCGTGTAATTGCTGCCATACGTATCGCGTAGGCGTTGGATCACCTGACGAGAGAACCCTCGGCCGCCGTTATTGCTTTCTATATCGGCAATATTAACCGCGTTACGATACAGCATGTCGGCAACCTCTGGCTCCGTATATTCCATGCTAGCCCTAGAATATACGACATCCAGAATATAGGCTTCTTTGTTGTAGACGCCGTATGTGATACTTGCTAACCAGTCGTCGCCAGTATCCGCTGTATCCGTATAGTTTTTAATAACAGAAAAGAGCGGCTCCCCGTTCTGATCACAAGGAACACGCTCATAAGTTTTGAGATTTGAATATAAGACGCCTTTAAGATCTATCGGGATTTGTTGATAATTGGCGCTGGCTATATCTTCGCCCATAGCGCGGCATTTCTCCATATAGCTGTCATAAGACAATACGTCATCGCACAGCATGGATCCGTCGTCCTGAAGGGCTTTCATAGTAATAACCTTGGCCTTATCACCAAAGTGCTCGATCGCACGGCCCGCAAGATCGTCAGAGGCCCATCGCGTCATAATAATTATGATCTTCCCGCCTTCTTCTAAGCGGGATAACATTGTATTAGTAAACCAGTCCCAATGCT